TGCTTGCGGCCGTCGATGTGGCGCATCAGCGCGTGCGGGGTCCGGGCGCGCAGCAGTTCGCGGCGCCATGCGTGGCGGCCACGCCTGCCGGGGACGCGCACCAACAGGGAGGCGATGAAGAATTCCTTGACTCGCCTGGGTTTGCGGGAGGCGGTGGTTTTCATGCGGGTCGATGTCCGTGTCGGGGTGTGCATGAACGCGCTGTGTGCCGTCGAAGCCAAGCGATTTTTCAGGCTTTCTTTTTCGGCATTCGGTCACCGGGAACAGTGATCTTCGCGTCCTTTCGACCCTGCTCGAGGCCGGCGTTGTAGGCCGCTTCCAGCGCATCCCGCAGCTCCATGACCGAGACTTCGTGGAAGTCCAGACTGTCGCGACGGCGGGATTCCAGTGTGTCGATGCGCAGGTGGTGCTGTGCGATTCGGGTCAGGAGCGTGTTGAGGTGATTCATGTCGCGTGTTCCGGCGGTGTGGAGGTGCTGCATGAACGCGCTGTTCCATACGGAAGCCAAGTCGCACCCGGCTACTTTTCGGGAGAGGGGCGATTACCCGAGACGCGCGACGTACCGGGCGTAGCCGTAACCCGAGGGATCGACGTAGAGGTAGGGGCGGCCGGGGGCATGGACTTCGACGCAGAGGCAGCCGTCGGCGACAGTTCCGCCCTTGCCCCGGAGCCAATCGTGCGACGCCGACAGGTCGCTCGCGAAGGCATCGAACTCGGCGGGTGTCATCTCGACGGTGTCGGTGATGTAGATGCGATGCGAGCCGGTGGCGCACATCTCGTGCAGGCAATCGGGTTTGGACGCAAAAGGCAGGCGCACGCCGAGTTCTTCGACGTGCAGCCGTTTTCCGTTGAACCGCACGGTGCATGGCGTGCGTTCGATGGTGAGGGTCATGGCGGGCATGGGCATTCTCGGTATGGGCGTCGGTGATCCGACGCCGACATGAACGCGCTGTCGCCGCGACAAGCCAAGCGCGAGGCGATGTCGCGCCGCGACAACCTGACAGCCGTCGTACAGGGTCCAACACGCGCATTGACTACGCGCTGGGCGTTACGCCATCCGCCGCAGGCTGACCCGCTCGATGCGACCGACGAACGCGGCATCGGCGGCGATGCTGAGTGTGGTGTGCGCGCTGGCAGTGAACGACTCGACGAAGCTGCCGTTGCCGGCACGCACCTCGCCCTGCACGGACGATGCGCCGGCCAGGACGACGCGCACGCTGCCGGCCGTCACTTGCGACAGCACCAGTTCGACGCGGTACACGGCGCCGTCGACGAACGCGAACGGCTGCGCGAGATCGGCCGCGGTGCCCGCGACCTTGACGGCCGCGCTGCCGGCGATCGACCAGCCGGCCCCCAGCGCCCACGCTGCCTGCGTGTCGAAGTCGGCGTTCGCCAGCTTCTCGCCGCACTCGCAGGCGATCACGCGAACGTGCGTCTGACGACTGGCAAGCGCGCCCCGCTGACTACTGACCTCGACGCGGAGCGTCGCGTCGCTGGCGAGCAGCACATCGACGACGTGGTTCGTTCCGGCGATGCCGGCGATGCCGGCGGTGTCGTGCAGCACCGCGCCGCTGAGCGCATGCAGCACGCGAATGCGTGTGGTCGCGCCCGGCTCCGGGCCGATGCCGCCGGCCTCGTGTTCGATCAGGCGGTCGCCCTGCAGGACGCGGTCGCGGTGGACCCACGCGATCGACAGACGCGCGAACGTCGCCGCTGGCCACGCCGCGCCGTTGATGCGCAGTCGCCCCGGCGGATAGGGCCGCGCATGGCGACTGTCGAGGTGGACCTGCGCTATCAGCGCGAGTGCCGGATCGAGCGTGCCCTGCTGGGTGCGGGTGAGCAGTTTGGCTTCGATGGTCTCGCCGGCCAGGTGTTCGGTCGGGTCCGCGCCAACGTAGGTGTCCGTGCACCAGATCCGTGCGCCCTCGGCGTGCGCAACTGGCACGGTGTCGACGCAGCCGCGCGCCAGCGTCAGCGTGCCGGCGACCGGGTCGATGGCGTCGATCCGCACCAGTTCCTCGTCGATCAGCGCCTCGCTGCCGACGGCGACGAGATCGAGGTCACGCATGTTCGCCAGCAGGGCCTGGGTGTCGGTCGGTCCGAGTGCGCCCGCGAGGGTCGCGGTCGGCGAGAAGTCGCCACTGGCGACCTCCTCGAACGCAGCGCTGCCGGTACGGGTCGTGAGCGCATAGCCGTAGGCCGGTCCGTTCGGACGCGCGCCGAGCGCGACGACGAAGCCGGCATCCATCTCGACCAGCGCCAGATCGGCCGGACGCAGGCTACCGGCGAGATCCCGGTACGTGGCCTCGACCAGACGCTGCGCCGGCAGCGGCAGCGGGCGCGTGTCCGGTGGCGTCCACGGCCCGATCACCGGCCGCAGGTAGGTGGTCGCCGCCATGCCGTCGATGTCCTGCAGCAGCACCAGCGCCAGCGCGCCATCAGTGCGCGTGCCCTCGTCGACCTCCAGCACCCGCACCGGCATGCGCTGCACGCCCTTGCGGCGCCACGACAGCGCCAGCACGTCGCCGCGCTTCACGCCCCACCAGCGCCGGTCGACGGTGAGCTTGATCCGCTGCAGCAGGCTGCTCGCCGCGCCGGTCTCGCGGGCGGCGACGCGCTCGCACAGGTTGCGGTTCCACAGGCCCGGCAGCGTGCGCCGGTCGGCGACCACGCGCCCCTGCGCCTGCACGTTCGCCATGTTGTGGAAGGTCGCGGCGATCTCCGCGTTCGACACGCAGTCGCGACCGAGCACGGTGACCTCGTTCACCGAACCATCGAGCAGCGGCGTCTGCCAGCTCTCCAGCGCCAGCACCGAGGTCTCGTCCAGCAGCGGCAGCGTCGCCGGGTCGTAGTCCGGCCGGAACAGGCGGTACACGAATTTGCCGAGCATCGGATCGAACGCCCACAGCCCGCCCACATGGTTGTTGACCTGCTGCAGGAAATTCCCGATCGAGTCCCCGCGTCGCCAGCCCAGGCACAGGCCGAAGGCTTCGTCGTGCAGTTGTTCGGCCGCGCGCAGGAAGCTGCCTTCGTCGATCAGCGCCGGATCGAGACCGACGCCCCAGGTGGTGTCGGTCAGGCACTGGTAGTGGATGTGCGCCGCGTTCATGCCGCGGCCGATGCGCGCAAGCCCCGGTTGCCACACCGGCGTCGACCAGCCCTGCACGAAGCGCCCCCAGCGCTTGGCCCAGAGCTTCAGGTACGGGTTCATCGCCCCGACCATCCCGCGGTACAGCGTGGTGCACAGTCCGCGCGCCGCCGGCCACGGCCCCGGCACCTGCTGCTGCAGGTAGGGCACCGGCAGCTGATCCGGCTCGCCCATGCGGATCTGCAGCGTGCCGACGAGCCTGCCTTCCTTCTTGTCGCCACCGAACAGTTGCGGCAGGTTGATCGGCAAGAAGCCGCTGCCGGGCAGTTCGCCTTCGAACACCGGCTGGCCGCCGACCTTGATGCCGGCGAGGTAGTCGTTCGGGCCGATGCTCTCGCCCATGTAGAGGTACATGTAGTGCCGGTACCCGATGGTCGGCTTGCTGGACTTACCCATGCCGCCTCCGCATCGCGCGCGACGGTCGGACGAACGTGCGCGGCGGCGGCGACACGACCATCGGCCGCAAGTGCGGGATCACGATCGCGCGACGGCGCCAGCGACCGCGCACGAGCGCACGCAGGTCGATCGCCCACAGCGCATGGAAGCCGCCCGCCGCCAGGCCGCAGACGGCGAATGGGCGTTCTCCTGCCATCCATAGCGCGGCGCCGGAGGCGAACGAGAGGAGGCAGGCCAGCGCGATCCACGCGGGGTACACGACCTCACGGCGCATCGGCGGTCTCCTGCGTGCCCGCCGCTTCAGCGAGCGCAATCGCGATGGCGCGCGCGAAGAAGGGGTCGTCGTGCAGCTGCGGGTGGTCGTCGATGGCGATGCCCTCGACGCACAGCACGCGCAGATCAATGGCGTGACGGCGGCACCAGAGGCGAATGCTCGGGGTGCACAGCGGTCCCGCCGCCGGATCGACCGCGCGCACATGGCGCAGGTGGATGCGCAGCCCGCCGTTCGAGGACGTGTTCACTTCCCGCCCTTGGCCTTGATGGGCGTGGTGCGCAGGTCCCCGTAGGCGAGGACGTTGGGATCGTCCACCCAGACCTCGCCGAAGATGACGAGCACCTCGCGGCCTTCTTCGGCCGTGGGCACGGAGAAATCCGCGAGCGCAGGCGGTTTCTGCGACTGCGGCCTGGGCCGCATCGCGATGCTCAGGACGATGGAGAGAACGAGGACGAAGACGTAGACCCACATCGCGGCGTGTTCCGGTGCAAAGAGGCGCGCGCAACCGCCGTCCGGCGCGCATGCGCCAGGCGGTGCGTCGGAGGGGAAGGGGGATCAGAAGACGGGGTCGCTGCCGAAGGGATTGCGCAGGCCCTTGAGGGTCTGCTGGCCGCCGTAGTTGAGGGTGTTGTGGAACTTGGCGCAGCCGCGCGGGCCAAGCGTGCGGTCGCAGCCGGGCAGCGCGAGGACGTGTGCATCCGGCGCGAGCGCGGCCGGCATGAGCAGGCGCAGCGCGGCACCCGTGTGGCTCACGATGAAGCGGCGTTCGATGCCGAGCGCGGCGGTCCACTGCAGGACGCCGCCATCGAAGTGACCGTCGTCGAACGCACCGAAGGCCGCGGAGGCGACGGTGTAGCCGGTCGCGTCGCTCAGCACTGCCGGCACCACGTGCGCATCCGGATCGGCGTTGCACAGCCCCGGCCCCTGGCTGTAGAGCACCAGCGGGCAGGACGACTGCCAGCTGCGGCGCAGGCCCAGGGTCTCGACCGCGGCGGCGAGCGAGGTGCAGCGCAGCTTCGCCGAGGCGTGGGTCTCGTCGAGGTCGGCGACATGCCCGGTCCAGCCCAGGCGCACGAGGCCATCGCGCACCCGCACCCGCTTGAGGTCCAGGCGCACCCGCAGGCCGGGTGGCACCGGGCGGAACAGGTTCAGCAGGGGCAGGTCCAGCGGCGCGGTGATCTCCAGCGTGTTCTTCGCCTCCTCCGCCGACTGCGCGATGCGTCCGCGGGTGAGCGCGACCGGGGCGTAGCGCTGGCCTTCGACGATCGCCTCGCGTCCCGCATCGGTGTAGCGCCAGTGATGCAGTCCGATCGAGAAGTCGTACAGCTCGATCTCGCGCGAGAGCAGCCCCACGGTTACGGCTCCTCCGCCGGGATGCCCGCGAACGTCACCGTGCAGTCGAGCAGGCCCGCGCTGTCGGCGTGGTGGTGCAGTTCGACCGTATCGCCCGCCAGCGTCACCAGCGCCATCCAGCACGCCAGCCTGACCCGTTCGGGTCGTACAACGATGCCCAGCGCCGTATCCATCCGCAGGCGTTCGTGTGTTTCTCCTGTGGAGGGGGATTGGAGTTCGGAGGCGGCTTCGATGGCGCGGTAGAACACGGTGCCGTCGACGAGTTCGACGCGGATGTGGCGACGACCGGCCTGCTGGCGCAGGCTGCGCGCGATGCCGCAGGCGGCAACGGTCAGCGTCACCGCGCCCGCGCCGATGGTCTCGACGATGTCGAGATCGTCGGTCCAGGTCGGCAGCCACAGCGCCTCGGCCCGGCCCTGCAATCCATACAGCAGGCTGCGGTGATCCGCGCGCGCATCGCGCCCGACCAGCCGCCACGCGTGCGACTGTGTCGTCCACGCCAGACCCGACAGATCGTCCGCGTGCGTGCGCCCGACGTCGCCGTCGAGCAACGCGAAACGCCGGGCGAGGCTCGCGGTCGGATCGCGCGTTTCGTCGCCGCGGTGTTCCAGCACCGGGAATCCGCGGTAGCGCGTCGCCGGCAGCGCCGCTGGCCAGTCACAGGGTTCGGTCGCCTCGAAGCGCAGCTGCGTGCGCATGAGGCGATCATTGAGCCGGTGCAGCTCAGGCGCGTCGGTCAGGCGCGCGCTGCGACACGGCATCAGGCGCGTGCCGACCGGCCACGCCCGTCGCGTCGGCGCGCGAAACGTGAGTCGCAGGCGTTCGCCTGCATCATCGGTGACGCTGGCAACTTCGGCCAGTTCGTAGTCCGCGACGTCGCGCCACAGCATCGCGAGGCCACCGACGACGAAGTCCAGGCCAGCGGTGTCGACCGCGATCTGCATTGCACCGGGCGGCACGGACGTGCCCAAGTGCGTCGTGTCGACGAACACTGGCACTGCCCAGACGCGGGCCGCCCAGTCGAACAGGGCGTGTTCGACGAACCGCCGCTCGCGCCGGTCGGCGAGCACGGCGAACTCCCACGACCGCCGCGGCGCTTCGCGCAGCGGCGTGCGGGTGACGGTGCCGGCGACCGCGACCTGCACGTCGGTCAGCCACGCGAGGGTCTCGGTGAGCGGTTCGGACCAGTCTGGCGGCAGCGTCCACGCGTTCAGGCGCAGGCCGTCGATCCGGATCGACCACGTCGCGCCGCCCGCGAAGGCGAGGACCGCGGTCGCCTCGATCACCGGCGGCCCGTCGAGCCCGACGGTGAGGGTCAGCACCCGCTCCTGCATGGGCCGCAGCGTCAGCGGCAGTGCTCCGGGCGCGGTGAGCGTGCTGCCAGCGTCACCGTCCAGATGCAGCGCGGTCAGGGATTGCGGGACCGTACGCCAGGCGTTCCACACCGCAATCTCGCGGGTCAGCTCGGAGACGACGTTGCCCAGCGACAGCGCGGTCGGCAGGACGTGGATGCGATCGAACAGATCCTCGGCAAAACGCTGCGCAATGCGGCCGGTCGCCGGCCAGCGCAGCGCGGCCGGCGCGCGGAACACCCCCATCCACGCGACGATGTGCTCGCGACCGTATGCGGCCGGGGCGAACGTCCCCTCACCCAGCGCGTTCAGTTCGATCGACAGCGCAGGATTGACCGCGCCGAACGTCCGCGGCGTCGGCGCGATGCCGATCAAGCCGGCCATCAGGGCGCATCCCGCAGGGCGACGCCGAAGGTGCCGCTGTGCTGCGCGCCATTCGGCCAGCTCGACCCGTTGCGCTGGACGGGGTGCACCGCGTGCAGCGGATACGGCGTCCAGCGATCGGTGCCGTAGACGAGCGGTTCGCCCAGGTCGAGGAAGTCCAGCCGGCAGTAGCGCGCGTGCGCGAGCGTGGCGACGATGGTCTGGCCTTGCGCCTGCCGCGCCATCAGCACGTCGATCGGCAGCAGGACGGTGGCCTGGTTGAACTGCGAGGGCAGCGCATGCAACAGCCCGGCCTTGTGCGAGACGCCGAGCAGGTCGCCGGGGGCGCCGCCGATGGTCATGCGCCAGTCGGGCGCGCCTTCGAGACCGCAGTGGATGAAGGACGCGTGGTAGCTGCCGGCGAGGCTGGAGAAGAAGTAGCCCAGCCCGAACCCGTCATAGGGTTGCGCACCGAGGTCGTAGGCGCTGTTGCCGGCGAGGAACACGCTGCAGCGGATCGAGGCGCCGTTGGCATCGCCGCGGAACGACCCCGAGCACCACAGGCCGGTGCCGCCGATCTGCGGCATGCTCGACAACCCGAAGTTCAGGTGCTGGTGGCGATCGACGTTGTAGCGCAGCACGCAGTAGATCTCGTCGGGCACGTCGAAGACGTGCAGCGTGAAACCGGCTGGCCACTGGATCGGGGCGTTGGCGAAGGACATCAGCTTCAGCGCCTGCGGGCAGGTGCCGGTCAGCGCTGCACCGGTCTGCCCGGTGCCGGCCAACAGGCGCAGTTCCTCCGCGCTGGCGCTGAGCTGCACGAACGCGGCACCCCGGCTCAGAATGCCGTTGACCAGCACCCAGCCGCGAGTGGCGAGCGTGGCCTCGATCGCGGCCTTGAGCGCAGCGAAGCTGGCGACCTGTCCGCTGACCGTCGCCATCAGGACATCTCCACCGCGACGTAGTCGCGCCAGCCGGTGCGCGCGCCGTCCTGCAGCACCACCAGCGCGCGTCCGCCGATCGCACGGATCGCATCGACCGCCTGGCGTACGCCCATGCCGGTCTGGTCGACCAGCGCGCTGCCGTCCAGTTGCAGCACGTTCTCCGAGGCGTTGTCGTAGCCGGAGACGAAGCTCACGCCATCGAGCGTGCCGTAGAGGTTGCCCGAGGTCGCGTAGGCGCCGACCGCGGGGTCGTAGGCGCCCTGCCGCATGTCGTACAGTTCCAGCGGCTGCGGCTGGTGCAGGGTGCCCGCTGGGACGAGGCAGCGGCTGCCTGCACCGGCCGCGCCGACCGGATCGCCCGCCAGCGCGTTGGTGCTGGTCGTGCCATAGGCGCCGTTGCCGAAGGGCGAGATCTGCACCTTCTTCCACAGGCCGGCGGCATCGCGCAGGAACAGGAAGCCGTCGGTGTAGCCGGCGTCGCCGCTGCCGCGCACGCCCTTGTACGGGCCCCAGTGCGGGTCGCTGTAGCGCCGGGCGTCGCGGCCGTCGAAGTGTCCGGCCACGATCAGCGGCGAGGGAAACTCCTTCGGCCGGGCATAGGCGAGCGCCTTGCCGACGTAGACGTGGGCATAGATCGGCGAGCCGACCTTGAACGCACCGACGATGCGGCGCGGATTGGCAGTGAGGAAATACGTGATCGCCTGGTTGTGGCCCGGCACGCCCGAGGTCTTGATGCCCGGCTGCGCCTCGAACGGCGCCGCCGGCACGTAGCCGGTCATCGTCGCGGCGAGCAGGTTGTAATAGTCGCCAGCGACCGACTGGTAAGCCTTGAAGCCGACGGTGATCTCTTCCTCACCGGTGGTGCCCATTGAGCGCAGGATCAGTTCGCACTCGGGAATCGCCGTGTCGAAGCGCAACGTCGTCCAGCCGGCGGCCTCGGCGAGTGCGCGCAGGACATCGAGCATCTTCAGGTGGGCGTCCGGGCCTGCGCCCTTGACCACGGTATCGATCGCGTAAGCCACTCAAGAACCTCCGATCCGCTGGCGCAGGAAGCTGCCGTTGCGGTCGATCACGTTGAGAATCGTCTGTTCCATGCCCCGGCTCTGCGCCATCGACTCGGCGAGCGCATCGGTGTTGATCGCGTTGACCAGGCGCAGGTTGAGCTGCGGGTTCAGGCCCGCCGCCGCGCGCGCAAGGCCGCCGTCGGCGAAATTCACGCGCGGCGCCCGCGGCATGGACACGGGCGGCGGCATCGCGCCCGCGAAACGGCGCGCCTGCCACGCGTCGAGCGCGGGCATGCCGCGGCGGTTGAAGTCTTCGAGGAACGCCAGCGCACCGGGCTGGCGCACGACGACCGCGCGGGTCACGAACTCGAAGTCCGACAGCCACGCGGGGATGCTGTCGGAGGTCGCTGTGCCCGGGCCGCGCACGTGGCCGCCGGAGGCGTAACCTCCGCCGCCATTGAAGGTCGCCTGGGCGATCAGCCCGGCGATGGTCGCGCCCTGTGCGATCGCACCGGCGATCATCGGAATGTTCGCCGGAAAGCCCACCTTGCTCGCCTCGGCGACGTTCTGGGCGAGCGCGATGGCGGCCTGGGCGATGGCGAAGGCCTTCGACAACGCGAACAGGGCGCGATAGGTCGCGCTCTGCTCGCCGCCGAAGGATCGGGCGATGTCGGCAAGCTGGCCGAAGGTCGCCGACGCACCCGCGAGCAGCACCTGCGTCTGCGCCGACTGCAACTGCGCCAGCGCCTGCTGGTGCTGCAGTTGGAGCGCCAGTTCCCGCGCATCCCACTGTGCGCCCAGATCGGCGCGCTGCGACCGGAACTGCGCGAGCAGGTCGAGCTGTTCCTGGTACCACGCCTGCAGTTGCTGTCGCCCCTGCTCGATCCGCGCGAGTGCGCCGCCGGTCTCCCCCAGGTCCGGTCCCGCACCGGGCAGGCGATCGACGATCGCATCGGGCTTGCGAAACGCCGCCTGCATCACCCGCGCCATCGCCGCGTCGAACTCGGCCTTGGTTGCGATCCCGTCGCGCAGCGCGTCGTTCAGCAGCTTGACCTGCTCGCGCGCCTCCGCCAGCGCGACTTCGGCCGGCGTGCGCAGGCCCTCGCGCAGGGTGGCGTAGGCGCGGGTGGTCTTCTCGACCGCCGCCTTGCGCTCGTGCTCGGCCTCCTGTGCCGCACGCGCCTTGTCGAGGGCTTCGGCCTCGGCGATGAGTTGCGCTTGCAGCGCGGGGGCGATCGCCTTCAGTGCGCCCTGCGTGGTCTCGTAGCGCAGGCGCGCGGCTTCGCCGGCCTTCGTGTGCCCGGCCTCGACCTCGCCCAGCAGCACGACCTCGCGGTGCAGGGTGTCGAGTTCGCGCTGCGCATCCTCACGGGCACGGTCGGCGTCGGTGGCCTTCGGCTTCGGCGTTCGCGGCCCCTTCGGCGTCTTGAACTGATCGTCGATCTGCGCGCGTCGCGCCTTCTCGAAGGCCGCGAGCGACACGCCTTCGACCTGCGTCACACCGCCCGCGCGCAGCGCGGCGATGTCGCGCTCAAGGTCGCGCAGTTGCTGCGCCTTCGCGACCGCGCGGTCCTGGCCGAGTGCCGCCTGCGCACGACCGATGGCGTTGATCGCATTGGTCTGTCTGGCCTGCGTCGCCGCCTGCGCGTCGGCTTTTGCCTGTTCGGCGTTCGCCTCGCGCTGCAGGTTCGCCTGTTCCTGCCGAAGCGCGCGGATGCGCTGCTTGGTGCCGGTATCGACCTCGGCGCTGGCGAGCACGGCATCGAGCGAGTTCAGGCCGCCGAGCTGTTTCCACTCATTGCCGATGCGGTTCAGTTCGTCGGTGGTCTTCGCCAGACGGAACGCGGCATCGTCGCGACCGATGTTGCGGATCGTGTTCCAGACCCCGCCGATGACCTTGCCAAGGTTGATCCACGCACGTTCGAGCGACCCCGCGCGGGCATACGCCTCCTGCATCCGTTGCGCTTCGACCCGCGAGAAGCTCTCGATGGCGAGCTTCGCGGCGTCGTGCGCCCGGCCCTGTGCTTCCAGCGCGCGCACGTGCTGGTAGACCTCGACCGTCACCCCGCCGTAGGCCTGGCTCAGGTGCGCCAGTTCCTCCGTCGGCGCCTTGGCGAGCGCGACGATCCGCTGCGTGGTCTGCTCGATCGAGTCGCCGGTCAGCTGCGAGAGGTTCACCGCCGCCTGCGCCGCGGCGTCGAGCGTTTCGCCCGCGACCTGACCGGACGCGGCCAGCGCGGTCAGTGCGACCTCGGCATCGCCGTACTCGCCGGTCGCAGCGCCGACGCGGTCCTTCACGACGCGCAGCTGGTCGGCGGTGGTGCCGGCGGCGTTGCCGGTGGCGATCAGCGCGTGCTCGTAAGCCTGCGCCTCGCGATAGCTCGACACCATCGCGACCGCGACGGTGCCGGCCACGGCCGCCGCAAGCCCCAGGCCGATGACCAATGGACTGATCGCGCCGAGCAACGCGCGGATCGCCGGCACGATGCCGCCGAAGGCGTCCTTCAGCTGCCCGCCCTGCTGGATCGCCACCAGCCACGGCTTCTGGCCGCCGGCCAGCGAGGTGACGATGTCGGTGATCTGCGCCGGCAACTGGCGCATCGCCTGCCGGGTCTGGCCGATGGAGACGGTGTAGGTCTCGACGGCACGGCGGCCAAGGTCGGTCGCGCGCGCGCCGCTCGTGGTCGCGGTGGCCAGCCCGTTCCGGGTGGTCGCCAGCCGCGTCTCCAGCGCGTCGGCGCGGCGGTTGATCTCCAGCATCCGCAGCGCGGCATCGCGCTGCAGCGCCTGCGCCTGGCCGAGCGCCTGCGTACGTTCGGCTGGCGTGCGCAGCTGCTCGGGGCTCGCTGCGGTGAAGACTGCGGTCGATGCGGCGCGACGCTCGGCGATACGCGCCTGCTCGGTCGCCTGCTGCCGCAGCGCAGCGGCTTTGCGGGCGGCGGCATCGGCCTCCAGGCGGAGGCGCCGCTCGACCTCGGTGGTGAGCGCGCGCTGCGCGGCGAGCGTGGGACCGGCCTGCGCGTCGACAGTCACCGCCCGGCCGGCGGCGCGGACCTGGCCGAGCGCACGGTCGACCTGCACGAGCGCGGTTTGCAGTCGACCGAGACTGGTCTCGGCCTGCGCCGAGTCGCCGCGGACCTTCAGGTTGAGGATGAAATCCTGATTCATTGCAATGGACTCACAGGCGACCGCGCAGCGACTTCACCCGCGCCTCGGCGGCGTCCCCACCCCACACGGCGGTGGCCACGTCCTCGATGAAGTCCGCACGCCGGTGGCGTTCGCCACGTTCGATGGCCTCGAACACAGCGAGGAGCTGGCGCTCGGTCATGCGCCCGAGTTCTGCAAGGGGGCCATGTCCGGCGGCGGCGAGGCGGGCGAAGAGGTCGTGCCAGCCGAGGTGCCGGCCGCGAGATCCTGCGCCGCGCGCAGTTGTGCCTCGCGCACCTCCGCCAGCACCTCGCGCACGAAAAAAGCGGCGTTGACCGCGAACCACGTCGCCAGGTACAGCTCCAGTTCGTCCGGCGGCAAGGCTTCGAGCCACGCGACGTCGACATCGCCGGCCTGCGCGGCGATCGTGGGGATCACGTCGCGGTGACGACCGAACAGACGCCGCACGTGCGCGTAGCGCAACGCACCGTCGGCGCTTGCTGCGATCAGATCCGCGATGAAGTGTGATGCGCGATCCGCGACGTCGAGCCCCTCGAAGAAGCCGTACTCGCGGAGCGTAACGTTGCGGCCACCAATGGCGAGGGTGCGATCCGGATGCAGGATCGCGAGGTCGTCGGCAGCGGTGCGCGCGTCTTCCGGCGGCACAGCGGGGATGTGCGTGGCCATCAGACCACCTCCGGCAGATCGAGTCGCCCGAAACCGCCAAGCAGCGGGTCGGCTGCCGCTTCGGCGTCGAACAGCACCGAAGCGGTCAGCTCGAACTGGCCGAAGGACTCGTGGATCAGGCCGAGGTTGCTCACCGGATTGAACTGCACGCGGTACAGGCGCACCTGCACCGGCGCGTTGTCGATCGAGTTGATGCCGTCGAGGTACAGGAAGCGTTCCGGTGCCGGCGTGGTCAACATCGCCACGCTCGTGCGCGCGCCATAGCGGTAGGCCGCACGCAGCGGCTGGGTGAAGGCCGCGAGGTTCAGCAGCTTGATCAGACCCGCGCGGACGCTCTCGATCCGGTAGTGGGTGTTCGCCACCAGCGTCGCGGGCGCGGCGTTGCCGTCCGTGAGCACGAACTGGCTGATCGTGGTGTGGTCGAGCGCGATCACATCGTTCGCGGCCAGCCCCGCCGGAAACGCCTCGCCCGTTACCGTGCCGGCGGCGATCGACGCCTTGCTCGCGTACAGGCCGAGCAAGAGGTTGTCGATGTCGGCCCAGTTGATCGCGACGGTGAGTTCGGCCTCCTTGCCCTTTTGCAGCACGGCCGAGGTCAGACGATTGCCCGAGTACGATTCCTTGCGCGTCTCGGTCTCGGTTTTGAGGGTCAGGTCGCACTTGGGGGCATCGCCGACCCAGCGCAGCGCGCCGGGCCGGCCACCGGGCAGGCGGGTGCCCAGATAGAGTTTTCCCTGGAACGAAAAGTCCTGCATTACACGCTCCTGGCCGTCGTGTCGGCGGTCGGTTCGGGGGAGGAACGATCGACCGCGACGCGGGCGCGGCGGTCGTGGCGCGGCGGCACCGTCTCGGTCACGGCGTCGGTGAGGGACGCGTCGGCGACCGGCGCATCCGCGACGGGTGCGGTGGTCGACGCATCGGCGAGCGCGGGCGGCGGCCGGGTCAAG